AGAGGCTTTAGAGAAAGGGGAGAAATAATATTTAGGAGCCCGCGTCTCTTAAAACCGCGAGCAGGGGTCCGTCAACCCCGCCAATGGCAAAAACGTGCAAGAGGAAAGTTATGTCTGATAACAGTGTAATAGAGAAAGACGTTTTAGAGGAGCGACGAACGGCGTCGCAACTCCCACGCCCCTGTGGATGGACGGTTTTAATTGCTTTACCTGAAAAGGAAGATAAGACGGAAGGTGGCGTGTATGTTCCCGAAGAGTTAAGGGACAGAGAACATTCTGCCAGTATTACAGGAATGGTCCTGAAGATGGGGCCGGATGCGTATCAAGATAAGGAGAAGTTTCCCAGTGGCCCTTACTGCAAGGTGGGAGACTGGATTATGATGAAAGCATACTCCGGTGAACGCCTAGTTATTCATGGTCATGAGTTCCGGCTAATCAATGATGATAATGTCAGGGCTGTTGTTGATGATCCACGAGGGGTGAAAAGACTATGAGCAGCAAAGCAGCGCCCGTCACCGCCGCTGAAATGGTTGCGCCGGAAGCAGCGGAGCCTGTAGAGATTCTGGCCGAGGAACTCGATCTGGAAGTAAGTATTATTGATGATACTCCTTCCGAAGATCAGAACCGTTCGCCAAGGGCAGCGGATGATGGAGGCGAAGACGACGATCTTGACGAGAGTCAGTTTGGCAAACGTATCCGCAAGAGAATTGATAAGCTGCGGTATGAATGGAATGAAGAAAGGCGCGCCAAGGAGGGCGCGCTCCGAGAAAATCAGGAGGCGGTTAGTTACGCTCAGAATGTCCAGGGCGAGAACCAGACTCTGAGGCAACAGTTGGTTGACCAACGTAAGTTGCTTTATGACCAAGTTTCCGCCAAGACAGATGCAGAGATTGACGGAGCGAAGCGGCGCTACAAGGAGGCGTATGAAACTGGAGATGCTGATGCGATCACGGACGCGCAGAGCGAACTCTCCAGACTTAACGCAGAGAGGGCGCAGTATGCATACGTCCCGGCGCAGCCTGTTCAACAACAGGTGGCAGTCGCGCAGCCTGTTCAACAACAACCACAACAACCACAACAGCCACAAGTACCGCCGCCCGATCCATTAGCGGTGGATTGGCTAAAGAAGAATACATGGTTCCAATCACCCGGTTATGAAGAAATGACAGGGTATGCGATTGGACTACACGAAAAACTGGTTAAGCAAGGCGTGGACCCAAGAGGGAATACGCAATATTACGAAGGCATTGACATATCCTTGCGAAAACAGTTTACCGAACACTTCGGGAAGGCAGCAGACGCTGGTGATGCACCGACTTCCCGTCGCACCCCGGTTGTGGCACCCGCTAGAAGGGGCGGGAAAGCACCGCGCAGAGTGGAATTGAACCAGTCCCAAGTGAACCTCGCTCGCAAACTTGGGTTAACGCCAGAACAGTACGCGCAGCAGCTTGTGAAGGAGATGGGCAATGGCTGACGGAAAGGCAACTGAGCGCAAACCAAGAGAAACAGAAACCAGAGCGGATTCCGAACGTGAGAAGCCTTGGGAGCCGCCACAGGTTTTACCTGATCCAACGCCAGAGGAGGGTTATGCCTTTCGGTGGATCAGGACTGGCATTCTCGGCGCCGATGATAATGTAAATGTATCCAAGCGGTTTCGAGAAGGTTGGGAACCTGTACTCGCTGAAGACCATCCAGAGTTAATGCTTGTTTCAGATCGGAACAGCACGTTCAAGGGGAATGTAGAGATTGGCGGTTTGCTTCTCTGCAAGACCTCAACAGAGAACGTGGAAGCCAGAAAGAAGTATTATACCGACATGGCCAAGCAGCAGTTGGATTCTGTGGATCAGAACTATATGCGGGAGTCTGACCCTCGTATGCCGAAGCTCAATGAGTCAAGCACGAGAGTGACTTTCGGAGGTGGCACCAAGCCTAAGTAGGCTGGTGTTTGGTTTAAACTCAAAATCCTTTAGGAGGATAACAATATGGCTACAAGTGCAGCGCCATATGGGTTTCGTCCGATTGGCCTGCTTGGTAGTGGTACGTGGAGTGATTCCATTCGCCATATCAGTATCGCCAGTGCGTACAATACCCAAATCTTCTACGGGGATGCGGTCAAACTTGTGACTTCCGGCACCATTGAAAAAGATGCCGGGACGACAGCGATGACCCCCTGTGGGATATTCGTTGGGTGTCGTTACACTGATCCCAACACAAGTCAGCTTACTTTCGCACAGCAATGGACGGCTAGTTTGGTTGCTTCCGACGCTTTTGCGTATGTGGTTGATGATCCCAATGTTGTATGGCAAGTACAGGCTGATGGCACGCTCGCCCAGACTGCGGTTGGCAACAACATTGCTGTTACCCAAACGGCTGGTTCAACGGCTATCGGCACGAGTAAGAACTCCGTGACGATTTCCACGCTGGCTACCACAAAAACCCTGCCACTCCGTGTTATCGGTTTTATTGATGGGCCTAATTCCGCAGTAGGAGACGCCTTTACGGATGTCGTCTGCAAGTGGAACTCAGGTGGAGACGCTACTGGCGACTCCTGTGCCTCTCATCAATACCAAGACACGACGGGCATTTAGGAAGGATTGAGCTATGGCTATTTCACGCGCCCAAATGCTTAAAGAACTCCTGCCCGGTCTTAATGCTTTGTTTGGGCTGGAGTATGCTCACTACGAAGCAGAAGACAAAGAGTTGTACGAGACAGAATCGTCGGACCGCAGTTTTGAAGAAGAAGTTGCTCTGGCGGGTTTTGACGCAGCGCCCGTAAAGAACGAGGGTTCTGCAATCGCGTATGACAACGCGCAGGAAAGTTACACCGCACGGTATAACCATGAAACGATCGCGATGGGATTTGCAATCACTGAGGAGGCAATAGAGGATAACCTCTATGATTCCGTAAGTGCCCGCTATACCAAGGCGCTCGCTCGTGCGATGGCGTACACCAAGCAGGTTAAAGCTGCGAATCCCCTGAATAACGGTATGCCCAGTGGGTCATATCAATCGGGTGATGGCGTTACGTTGTTTAATACCGCGCATCCTCTCGTGTCAGGCGGCACGAACTCCAACACGCCCTCCACGGCGGCTGATTTGAACGAGACCTCTCTTGAGGCAGCGGTCATTCAGATCGCCAAGTGGACGGATCAAAGGGGTCTTCTGATCGCGGCGCGTCCGCGTCGGATTGTTGTCCCGCCAGACCTGATGTTTGTTGCAACCCGTATCTTGGATACGGAACAGCGCGTCAGCACTGCTGACAACGACATCAACGCCATTAAGCATAATGGCACGGTGCCTGACGGATACCGCGTAAACCATTACCTAACTGATGGAAATGCGTGGTTCATTATCACTGATGTCCCGAATGGCTTGAAACATTTTGAACGCTCCCCATTGACTACGGCAATGGACGGAGATTTCTCAACAGGTAATGTGCGGTACAAGAGCCGTGAGCGTTATTCGTTTGGTGTTTCAGACCCATTGGGCGTCTTTGGTTCGCCCGGCGCTTCGTAGGAGATGGGGCGCGCCATAAAGGCGCGCCCCTCTTTTTCTTTGTTATTTCTGGGATTGAATAGCCCTAGCGACTGGCCCAGCAGACGCTTACGAAGACTCTAGGGCGAAACCTTTCGTAAGAAGGAAATATCTTTATGGCCCGCACAAGTTTTGATGGCCCCGTTCGTTCCCTTAACGGGTTCTACAGCACAGGCCCTGGCATGGTGGTGAACATCACCGCCGATACCACTCTCACTGTCGCTGCTCATGCAGGTAAGCTCCTTACGGTGAATGATGCGGATTGCAAGATCACGCTTCCTTCCATCGTTACTACTGCGACTACTAGTTCTGCCGGTCCCGGCGACGATCCCAATACCTTAAACAATCAGGGCGCCACATTCCGTTTCTATATCGAGACGCTGGCGACCGACCTAGACATCAAGACCGATGGCACTGATAAGTTTGTTGGGAGTATCGGTATAGGGATCAGTACCAGCACTTTTGAGATTTACTCCCCCGGCGCATCGGATGATGTAATGACTTACAACGGCACCACTACTGGTGGTATTGTCGGTAGTTACATCGAATGCACTGTCTTGAAATCGGTGCAGTATCTGGTGCAGGGTGTTCTTGCTGGTTCTGGTAGTATCGCGACACCGTTCGCCACCTCGTAGACCTTGAGTTGGGGGGCTTCGGCCCCCCCACCTGATAGGAGAATCCGATGGCAGACGCTGTAGCGGTCACCACTATTGAGGACGGTGAGCGTCAGCTTGTCGTTCAGTTGACCAATCTTTCCGACAATACCGGGGAAGCTAAGGTCACGAAAATTGATGCCTCTGCGCTGGCGACGAATGCTCGTGGCGCTGCTTGCAATGAAGTTCGTATTCAGGAAGTGTGGGCGCAGGTGTACGGCTTTGACGGAGTGCGCCTCTGGTATGATGCTAGTACGGATGTTGTCGCCTTTGATATGGGTCCGGGCTGGACCCACCAAGACCTCTCTGAGGTGGGTGGGCTTAAAAGTTACGGGACATCTCCAAGTGGAGACATCCTGTTATCCACATTAGGAAGTGCGACCTCTGGCGATAGTTATGAGATCGTGATCCGCGCCGTTAAATATTATGCTTGATGGAAATCGACCCGACTATAATATGGAATATAATCCTCACTTTAGGGGGAGGCTCCTTTGTGTATTGGATGCGGGGTATGGGTCAGCAAGTGTCTGACCTCAAGAGAAGGTTGGCTGATACCCGTGAGGAAGTTGCCAAGACGTATGTTACGAAGAATGATCTTCAGCAGGATATGAAAGAGATTCTTGGTCGCTTTGATAAGATGGAAGAAAAGTTTGATCGCTTCATTGCTGCGAGGATTCCCTGATAGCTACTTGTAAGAAATGTGGTGGCACGCTCTCCAACTCGGAGACGCGCGTGCGTCCTGCGAAGAAAGACCCCGATGGCGAAGAAAAGTAAGAGGAAGGCCCACAAGAAAGCCAAGTTGGTGATGGGAGAGTTCAAGAGGGGTAAGCTCCGCAGTGGGAGCAAGAAAGGCCCGAAGGTCAAGAACCGCAAGCAGGCGATTGCCATTGCGCTCTCTGAAGGACGCAAGGCAACGAGAAAGAAAAGTTGATGCCGACTGTTGGGAAGAAAAAATTTTCGTACACCAAGGCTGGCAAGAAGAAGGCCAAGGCGTATGCCAAGAAAACCGGGAAGAAGGTTAAGAAGAGGGCGTATCCGTAATGGCAACTAGCGGCACAAGCACCTTCACACTGGATATTGCAGACATCTGCGAGGAAGCCTT